ATTGTTGAAAGTATGAAAATGTGGTTTAAATGGGGTGTTAGGTTCTCAGACATATCTTTACTTGTTCATCTTCAACAAGTTACAACAAAATAAATTGATGAAAGTCTGCTAATTTACACTGCTTTATATAAAATATATAAGACATATACAGCACTGATTAAAAAAAAGATAATGAGTAAAGTATTAAGCTAGAAATTAGTGAAGGTTTTTAATTGAGGTTTGAGGAAGAAATAAGAAGGGAGATTTCTCTCCCTCTATATCCTCAATCTAATCTTTAAGGAGTTACGCCTTACGCATTAGCTACGCATCTGTATAGTTAAACCCAAAATGCTCTATAAGAATAGAGCATCAAGGTCTGCATTGGAAGCAGTATCTGCACCAGTGCTAATTTCAAAGAAGTGTTGATTCTTCTCTCCTTCCTTTGTGGAAGGCACCATAGAATGGTACAATGTAACTTCAGTGTTTAAAGCAGGAATATCCTTAACTTTAGCATCTTTAGTTATCGTAGTTCTTGTAGCAAGAACTATTAAGCCAGTAGCAGGTCCAGAAGTTATTAGCACATTCTGAAGCACATAAGATGCTCCATTCTTTTTGGCCATAACACGAGAACCTTCTGATTTAACAATACCAGTCATTGATACTTTAGCAATAGTTGTAGCTGTAGTTGACATAATATAGGTGAACACGTATTTAAAGTCCTTGTAATCAGACATAAGATTAATACTCTATATCAGTGAGGGTTTTTAACTGATGTAATCAGTAAACATAATCTCTATTGACCTCTCCAACTATACAGTATAATTCAACTGCCAACACCAGAGTGTTCTATTGATATACGGAATGACTAGAGATTATGTTATAGCTAACTGATATACGGTCACATTTAATCTCTACACTGCAGAGCATTAGCTATTGATGAGTGAAGGTTTTTAACTGATGTTATATATATAAGTAAGAACAACAAGCCTTCAATGTCTAAGCTCTGAACTGTAGTCAATCATCAACACTCAAGTTAGATGACTACAGTTCCAAGAACACAGAGAGAAGTTACCACACAAGACAACAGTTTCTTCTATATATATTACCTGCCAAGGAATAGTCTTTACTATTTTAGCCTGGCGGGGCCTTGTATTGCTAAAAATCAGTGGGGGTTTTGATATAGGGAGGGTCACACTTTCAAAATTCATAAAATTTTTTAAGCCTATAAGTTGATTTTTAAAAAAAATTTTAAACTTATAGATTGATTATTAAATATTATTATTAACTTTGCTAAATATTAATCTGAACAATATGACAAAAAGTATCTCTAAGAGAAAGGAAGAATTAAAGATTCAGACCCCTGAAGGACTGAAAGATTCATATCCTTTGTACCCTACAGTAAGAAGAGAAGAGAAGGATGATAAAGTCTTTTTTAGTACCTTAGTTAGGAAGAGATATGATAAACAATACTATCTTATTCCTATGGTATACTCAGGAGAAACTGAATCTAAAAGCATACATGGGATTCATGCAATGGTACATAGATATCTTATGCTAGGAGTATTAACTAATCAGGATATTATTGATAATGATCAGACTAATGAAGTAACTAGATTAACTAAAATTAAATAATAAGCTATGGCTGAGATAAATACTGCAGTTAGTTTTAGACCTGAAATAGATGGTCCCTCTATCCCTACATATACAATGTTAACTGGAGATGCTTTAAGAAATTTACATATTTCTAGAAAGTATGGTACTCAGATTGTAACTTGGGTTGCTGATGGAGTAGACCCTCTTTGTATAACTAAAGAGAATATGGAAACACTAATGGAGTCTTGGACAAAAGAAGCTGAAAGCTTGTATCCAGGAGAAGGAGACCATAGAGTAAGGTTATTAGATGATGAAGGTAATAGGATTCCTATTGGAAGTGTGGTAGAGTTTATTGTTGAAGAAGAGCAAGGTGCTTTACCTACTTGTGAATTAGCAGTTCCCACATGTCCTGATAGAGTAGTGGTATTCCAGATTTGTAATGAAAATGAAGTAACAGATGATAACTTTAATATCTACTTAAATAATACTTACATTGGAGCTGTAGACTTAAGTGCAATGGCACAAGTTGGTTCTGTATTTATAGCTAGTAATGATGAAAGTTTAACTATTGTTTCTGCTGACTTTGCTTGTCCTGTACCAGGGATGGTAGTTTACTTTTTTAATCCTGCTTTGCTTCAAACAAGCAATACAATTGAGATGAGAAATACTCAAGACAATGGTGCTGGTAACTTAGGTACTGTGGGAATTAGAAATTATTTATTAACAGGTACTGAATTAAGTGCCCCTTGTGTAATTGCAGATCTAAGTTATGGCCCACCTAATGGAGGAGATGCCATTTTAAATTTTGAATACACAGAATGTTGCCCTTAACTAATAAATTAAGTATATGAAGATAATACAAAAAGGTATTGTTGGGTTAAAAGATGCCCAATATTATATCTATCACTTGAGCATTATTAATCCTTTTTTACCGATAGAATTAACACCAAAAGAAAGAGAGGTTCTTGGTACATTCATGTCATTCAAAGGGGATCTTGCTGAGAAAGATAGATTTGGAACCACATTTAGAAAGGAAGTAAAGACAATCCTATCTATATCAGATGGTGGACTAAGTAATCACCTCTCTTCTCTTAAGAGTAAAGGTGCAATTAAAGAAGATTTAGGAGGTATTATACAGATTGCTAGTATATTGCTACCTGAAGAGAAGCAACAGTTCTATCAATTTAAAATTGTACAAGAATAATGAAATTACTTCATCCTGATTTAGTTGATGAGTATTACAACTCTATCAAAGACCAATATCCTGGCCTTACAAAGGAACAATGCAATCAAATTTGCTCTGCTCCTTTTATAGAAGTCAGAAAAGGTATTGAATCAGGAACTTTTGTTAATATAAGGTTGCAATTTTTTGGTACCTTTGCTGCATACCCTAAGATGTTGGGTTATCACTTAAAAGCATACACTAAAATGTTTAAAGAGCAAAGGATAAGTCCAGTCAACTACTTTAAAAAGAAAGAACAATTAGAATCAGCACTTAAACGAAAAGAAAATGAAAGCAAAAGTAAACTTGGCTAATATTATAGCCTACATTCAGGGAAATGTTAGAAAATTCCTTTTCTACAGCAAGACTTTTAACTTTTTATTGCCATTACATATCTTTGAACAGATAAATTATAGGTTATTTGTTATGAATAAAGCTTGTTATGAAAATGGAGAATGTGTTGAATGTGGATGTGCTACTCCTGCTTTGCAAATGGCAAATAAAACTTGTGATGGAATTTGTTATCCTGTAATATTAGATGAAACTGATTGGCTAATTTACAAGAGAGAGTACAATATTGAATTTAGATATTGGAACTTAAAAAAATCAAGAGAGTTTGAATTAAGAATAACCCATAAAACAACTAGAAGATGAGTCACTGGATAAACCCTGAACAAAACTTAGGAATTATTAAAGCAGGTTCCCCTAGAAGAATAGTATTTAAAGCTTTTGAAACTCTTCCTGTTATTAAAACTATTAGTCCTTACTGTGGTTGCACTGCCACAAGTTTTAATTTAGAAACCAAAGAACTATACATCACTTATAGTAATGCTACAATTCCTAATCAAGTTGTAGGAGCTCAAGCAACTACAAAGAGAATTGATATTATTTATGAAGATGATAGTGTAGATATATTAATCATTAAAGCAACAAGAATTAGATAATGGCAAATAAACTTACCATAGAAGATTACTTAAGATTGGCAAAAGCTAATCCAACAGTAGAAAAAGAATTTCAGTATTTTAAAGAACACATTTTTAATAGGACCTTGGTTTGGGAAGGAGTTAAAAATCCTAAAGCTGGAGGTAGTCTACACAATGTAGCTGGAGACTCAGGAGGTTGGACCTTATGGGGTATTGCCTATAACCATAACACTGAATCATTTAAAAACTTTGATGATTTTAAAGACACTACCTATGAAGAAGCTGCAGCTATGGCTTACACAAAATACTACAGAGCAATTAATGCATTTATCTTGCCCTTGGAAGCAAGACTTATGTACTTTGATACTGCTTACAATATGGGAAATACTAGGGCAATCAAGTTAATGCAAAGTTGTGCTAAAGTCCCTTCTGATGGAATAATTGGGCCTGCAACTAGGGAGAAAATGTTGTATGTAACAGAAGAATGTTTATACAAAGCTAGAAACACTACTTACAATAACCTTGTAAGAGCAAACATTAAATTAGGTAAGTTCCTAAAAGGATGGTTAAATAGATCAACAGCAATTTTTAAAATATAACTTATGGCTCAAAAATTTAGACTGTACATAGGGACAGTATTAACCTACTTTCAAGTAGGAGTTAATGTGATTGGTCTACCAGACTTTCATATCCATGCTACAATTATCTCTAAATCAATTAGAAAAACTGATCTTCATTTATACCAATAGAATATGATACCAATTGAACTACAAATTTATTTTAATACAGATGAGACTGATAACCTAGAAAAGATGGGTATAGAGTCAGATGTAAGAAATTGTGAGACAAGGTTTATGACTTTCTACACTATAAATGCCATAGGTTCAGCCAAAGAAAAAGATGGTTTTGAACATGGTCTAATTTATACAGGAGATCAAAGTTTCTCTAGTGTATTGACTTATGAAGAACTTAAGCAAATAATTAATCCTCAACAATTAAGTATATGAGTTTACTATTCACAGTAGAGAGCAAAGTAGTCTCTCCAACAACACAAGTACTGCTTATACCTCCATTCAAAGAGATATGGGAAAGAGATGAATCTGCAGATAAAAGATATGCTATAGAGGACTTCTCTTATATTGAGTTCATGGCTTCTATTCAAAAATCTAATCCTTATTCAGGATACTCTGAAGAACAAAGGCCAGAAAAGATTATTAAAGATATAATCACAAGAGCTGAATGGGACCAAGAAGACCCACTACTTTTGCAAGGTATTGCCAAGTTAAAAGAGTTTCAAGCTGAAGCTTCAGTGACTTACAATTACTATATGGCAGCTAAATCTGCAGCTGAAAAGATGCAACAGTTCTTTATTGGGTTCAGTATGAATGATGTAAATCTTAGAACAGGAGCACCAATCTTTAAACCTAAAGATATAACTTCAGCTTTAAATGATACCTCAAGAGTACTTGAAAACTTAAATACTCTTAGAGAAAAAGTTGATAATGAAGTATTTGAAGAAGTTAAAAAGAAAGGGCAGAAAATAGTAAGTATATTTGCAGACCCTTCAAGTCTAAAATAAATACTTACCTTTACATTTTAATATTAATCTTAAAAACTAAAAATCATGGCAGACTTAGCAAAAATGTTAGATGATGATGAAATAGGAGAAGGAAAATCTTCTGCATCAGTAAAAGGTAAAAGAGAGACTATTGCAGCTCTACTTTTAAAAGCAAGAACAGATGTGCACTTGACACATTTACTTCAAAAAGATAAGACTCTTGCAACTCATAATGCAATGAGTATTTTCTATGAGGGAGTGTTGGATTTAGTAGACACTTATGTAGAAACTTCAATGGGTATTGATGATACCTTTAGACTTACTGAAGTAGAAGAGTCTATGGCTATTGCTAATCCTTTGGCTTACTTTAAGAATCTTTATAACACTATTTCAGTAGAAAGAGTTGCTATTAAAGAGTCTTTCCTTCAAAGTCAGATTGATTTAATGCAAGAACTTGTTGCTCACACATTGTACAGAATTAAAAACATTGTTACATAATACATGAGTAAATTAGGAGCAATTAGAAACCCTGATGGGATTTGGATAAACACAGAAGTGTTTAGAGAAGAAGCTAGAAAGTTTCAGAGGTATAATACCTACTGTCTAGATCCTTGGGGTTCTCCTGATTGGTATACTTATTGGCAAGAACAAAGAAATAGAATTATCAATGGTTATACTTCAGGTGGTGTAAAGATTACTGGAGATCATTATTTCTATTTAAACTTCTGTCCTATCCTTAAAGTAGAGGATATGAATGCAAAGAAGTCAGCCAAAGTTACAGACTTTCCTGATTTCTGGGATGGAGATTATAATTATTTTTGGGCAAGAGAAATTGCCTTTAATGGTATAGTAGATGGTTTAGGAGTTCAAACAGAGTTTGATGAAACTTGTAGAGTACATGCTAAATCATTACCTGAAGCTGAAGCACAAAAGAAAGCTTTAGAAGAGTTATTTAAAGGACTTCAACTTGAAGTTAAAATAGAAGCAGATTACCTAACAGGAGGGTACAATCTTATTGTAGGTAAGTCTAGAAGAAAGGGATACTCATATAAGAATGCAGCTATTGCTGTTAAGAATTATTTATGTTATCCTAGAGCTCTTACTATATTTGCTGCTTATGAAAAGAAATTCCTTTATCCTAAAGGTATCTATACAATGGCTTCTAATTACCTCAACTTTATTAATGCCAATACAGCTTGGGTATATCCTAAGGATGTTGTAGATAAAATGGACCACGTTAAAGCTTCTACTATTGAATACAGAAATGGTGTAAAGGTTGAGACTGGGTTTATGTCTGAGATAATGGCACTTACTTTTAAGGATAATGCAGATGCTGCCAGGGGTAAAGATGCTAGAGATGTAATCTTTGAAGAGTCAGGAGCCTTTGGTACACCTGGATTACTTAAGAGTTCTTATGCTGCTACTCAGGATTGTGTTATGGCAGGGGATATTAAAACAGGTATGATTACTGTATTTGGTACATCAGGAGATATGGAAGGAGGTACTGCAGATTATTCTGAAATGCACTCTAGTCCTTTAAGATTTGGTATGTTACCTTTTCAAAATATTTGGGATGAAGATTCTGAGGATATGAAGTGTGGATTCTTCCACCCTATTACCTGGAATATGGAGGGTTATTATGATGAACAAGGTAACTCTGATAGAGAAGGAGCTAAACAAGTAGAACTTGCTAATAGAAAAATCTTATTAGATAATGGTGCTACATCTGCTGATATTCAGAAAAGAATGCAGGAGAAACCTTTGGGCCCATTTGAAGCCTTTGGTATGGTCAGTGTAAATAACTTTCCTGTACTTGAACTAAAGAGACAATTAGAAATAGTGAAAGCAAAGAATCTCCACATGATTATGGGGACACCTGTTAAACTGTTC